TTCGGCTTAATCACCCGCTTCAACTGCTCCCACATCGGTTCCAATGGGATAATGCTATCCCACTTGCAGGCGGTGGTGCCATACGGCGGATCCGTCAGAACCATATCTATTGAATTTGATTCAATATCTTTCATTTTCTCTACACAGTCACCGTGTACAAGTTTCATACCAACCTCCCCGCCATCTCCGTTCCGGCTAACTCTCGCTTAATATCGTGTATCATAGCTCCGATCTCGCCGTATCCATAGCACCGCCTTCCACGACACTTGTAACGTTTCGGAAACAGCTTCCACTTCACCGGCTTGCGCGTGTCATGGTTGCTGATGCGTATGACGCCGTGCGGAAGGAACAGGTATATGCTCTCGCTTTTTGACGCGTAGTACGCGGGTGCAAGGTAATGAAGGTTCTTTTGTAAATCTATTGCGTGGCGTTCTAGTTTGGTCACAACCTCACCCCCTCCGGCGACACAACCTCACCGTTGAAAATCTCCGCGGTCAATCCAGCCTCGCCATACAAATATTCTAGCGTGGATATACCGGCTTCGCCCACTAACACGCCGTCATAATAACAAGACCACTGATCATGTTCGCGAAACAACCCTTTAGTTAAATCAGGATGTAACACATGCGAGCGACAGCCTTGTCGCTGTCCGTCCACCGGCAATACGGCGTCCCATCTTGCACAGTGCCACGTACCATCCGCAAGCGGTGTCGCGTGCGCACACGTTCGGCAATTTACTAGTGGTTTTTTATCACCAAAGCAAAAATCATGTGCTGCGCAGAATCGACACTTGTACCACGTCGGGTCGTCGGTAATCGGTGCTGGCAAGCGTTCTTCTAGTGCAATGCGCTTGGCGCGTTCTAGCATACGCTCGGCGTATTCCTTTTCAAAGTATACTCGTTCGGTGTATATGCGGTCGTCGTCCTTGCATACGGCGTAATATAACGCTCGTTGTAAGCGACGGCCTAACATGCCAACTTGCATTTGCGTATAGTGCATCGGCTTTGCCTTCTGCACGCCCTGCGTTGACACTTCGTCAAAGCTCTTTTTGCTGTGTGTTTTAATCTCTAGTAGGTGCTCTTTCTTGGGTGATTCGGGGATGCCGTAGACAACGCCGTCTGGCGATCCCTTAACGTGTCCGCCGAAGTCTATTTGCCTCTGTTCGTCTAGGCATTCGGTGACTTCAATCAACGATTGGCGAAGGTCTGCAATCACGGTGTATTCTTCCATCTGTCCACGGCGGAATAGGCGAAGGATACGCCCGTCGAAGCGTTCCACGACAGCCCAACGAAAGGACAGCCACAGCCACCGTTCGCATTCGTGTCCTAGCACCGACGCGCCCAAGTGTGCGCGTGGAGGGTCTTGCTTTTGAAAGTCGTCCACGAGGTGGGCGGTGGTAAAAGTTTCGGGCAAATCAATTTTCATAGTTGAACCTCCTTAACCCTGTATCCATTCGCTTTCCCTTCTCGCTTCATCGGTGGGACAACTTCAATCAATCCGCGGCTTACAAGTTCGCGTATACCATAAGTTACTGTCATGTTTGAAATTCCGATATACTCCCTTATCTCGTTGTATCCTAATCTAAAAACACCGTCGCTTTTCTGTGACATCCATAAGAAAAGAATATACAACAATACCGTCCCATTGGTCATATCCTTAGCCGTATCGCTATAAAACAGCCCATCTAGCATCTTTTCTATTGCAACCATCCGAGTACCACCTTGCTGTAGTGGCTCCTGAAAGTATATTTTTCCGCCGATCATTTCCTTTCTCCTTTGGCGGGGCTTTCACCCCGCCGTTGATTCGTTAGCGCAAAAACGCCGGTTTTCCTTTTTCCTCTGCCTTCGGTGGCGTTGGTGGTTGCGATCCTTCCAACGCTTCCCAACCGTTGACGTCATTGCTTGCTTCGTAGCCGTCCTTCGCCGGTGAAATCTTCACCTTGATTTTCAAGTTCCCACCAATCAGTTGGTCGGTGTCTTGCAGCACGGCGATTCCCACCGAACGCATAATAGCGTTCAGATTTGCAAGGCCAATTTCTTGGGCTTTTACCGAGCTATTGCGGATGTTCACATTCGCATACACAATGCGCCCTTGGTGCTTCGGTCCAGTAATGGTGTACTGCACACTGATGTACTGTCCGTCACCTTTCTTGGTTTGCTTAACCTCTGCACCGGTGATGGTAGCGGTGTACCATCCTGCCTCGATGGGGTCAAATCCTGCGCTCTGTGGTAAGTCGTTTGTGTGGAATGTTTGGTCTAATCTCATTTTTTGTCTCCTTCTACCTTCTCAATCTTATACGACAACCGTCCAGGTTTCGTCGTAATCGCTTCTTCAAACGGCGCAGTCAATGACGCGTCCGTTGCCTTCCATGCCTTCAAATCAATCTCTGGCTTCCACCGGAATAGACTGGTCAAAAGGTTCTCAAGACCGCGCTCGGTGGCGATGTTCTGCACAAGGATTGCATCCACCTTGCGTGTCATGCGTCCGGTCAGCACCAACTTGTAACCACCGTCGGTTAAAGTCTTGCTACCTTCAAACGTTTCGGGAATTTCCAGCGTCGCTGTCAATTCGTCCTCGATTCTCCGCCGTGTGTCAATCGCCTCGGCTTCGGCTTGCTTGGCCTCTAGCCATGCGTCGTATAAACCATAATCCATATCCTACTCTCCTTTTATCTTGCGAATAACTTCGCCTAAATCCGCCACTTCCCAAAAGTCCAACCGGCCCGAACGGTCTTTCGCCGTCCAGATGGAGTCAGGCTGGCATTGTAGCGCACGCTGCGGGTTTCCATCGCTGTCGATTTCGATGCGAAGGGCTAACACCTCGTCAAAGAAATATGGCAGGGCCTGACCGGTTTTATTCCCTGGCATTGACGGCGAGTACAACAGCCGGCCTACCTCGTCTTGTGTCTTTTCTGCCTTAGCCGAAAAATACACGTTCACGCCCTGCAGATCACGAAAGGCACGTATTAGGTCACCCATAGCGTCTTGCATCGCACCATACGCTTGTCGTGGGTCCTTCGCTACCTTCTTCTCGGACGACAACACCACTTCGGCAATTTCCGAGATACTGTCAAGACACACCGTTTCATAGTCGGCGATGTTGTCCAGTATCCACAGATACGCCTCTTTCAAGTCCGCCATGCTTTCAATCTCGATGTACGGAATGCCCGTACCTGCGATTGACAGTAAGCCCGCCTCCGCCGACAAGACGATTGGTTTTGGCAATGTCTTAATCAGCGTAGTTTTTCCGCTGCCCGCCATGCCGAACACCAACATTTTTACACCGTTGACATGAACGTCGTTGGTGTTTTTCAAATTGATAGCCATTTAATCCTCCTCGTTTGTGATAGTCACTGAGCCGGTGTAGTCTTCAAAAGCCTTCATAGACCAGTTATCAGTATACTCTCCCACGGTGTGCGGTGAGCCGTTTTCACAAACCACAACTCCGACACCATGCTTAATCATCAGTACAATCACACCTCTTGCACCAATCATCAGCTTCGGAAACGAAAACTCCCGCCCGCTTCCTTCAATCTCGCTTCTTACCATATTGTTCTCCTTTCGAGCCGGTTAGTTTCTTTCTTGTTGGCTCTTGACATCATAGTATCGTATGCCTTACAATATGTCAAGAGTAAAAAATGAAAAAAAATGTTATGGAGGTTTTATGGTAGATTTACCTGTATTGCGAGACTATATAAACAGAGAGGTTAAAACTTCTTCTTATGAGAAACTTGGAAAGCGCTTTGGGCTTCACTATCGCACCGTCTTTGAGATAGCTAAAGGCAGACAGACCAACCCACGCTACAGCACCATGAAAGCCATCGAACGGGCTATGATGGAGGACATCAATGGAAGGTAACATTGCTAGGATTCTCGGTGGCCCATGGTCACCAAAGGAACCGGATAGTCCGGAGGTACAACTTCGCGTGGCTATGGCACAACTGGACCTTGATCCGCCGTCAATCGTCCTCGACGGGCAACTGCACCGCTTTGCGGTTGGAAACTCCAAGGATGCCGGATGGTACGTTGCCTACGGTGACGGCGTTCCGGCGGGTATGTTTGGTAACTGGAAAACCGGCGAGGCAATCACCTTCCGCGCCGACGTTGGGCGCAAACTCACCGCAGCCGAAGAAATGGCGCACGCTAGGCGGGTGGCGGAGTTGAGGAAAAAGCGGGAAGAAGATACTGAGCGCAAACACGAGAACGCAGCAGAGGTTGCGAACAAGATATGGACCAACGCCGGTCTAGCGGACAGCAAGCACCCCTATTTACAGCGCAAGGGCGTAAAGGCGCATATCCTTAGGATCACCGGCGATGGCCGCTTGATTGCACCGATGTACGACGCCGATGGGAATATCTCATCCTTGCAATACATATCGTCAGACGGCGCGAAATCCTTTCATCCTGGTGGCGCGGTGCGTGGATGTTACGCTGTATTAGGTGAACCAGCGCAGGACATCTACATAGCAGAGGGTTTCGCCACCGGTGCGACTATTTACGAAGCAATCCACAAGCCGGTGATAATCACCTATAGCGCGGGCAACATTCCGCCGGTGACAGAAACCATACGCGCAAAGTTTCCCACGGCGTCAATTACGATTGTAGCGGATAACGATGCAAGCGGGGTTGGGCAGAATTACGCAGAACAAGCGGCAGCCAAGTACGGCGCACGCGTGGTTGTGTCGCCGGTGACTAGTGATGTGAATGACTTTGTACAAGGTGGTGGGGATTTGGCTAGTTTGCTTTGCTCTGATGCAGACACCTACTCCCGCCTCCAGGTATTCACTGGAAATGAGATAGCAGACGAATACGAAGCACCGGATGAAATAGTTGAGGATCTTATCACGTCATCCACGCTTGCCATGTTATACGGCGAATCCCATAGCGGTAAAACATTCTTCGCAATCGCGCTCGCAGCTGCCGTGAACAGCGGACAAACGTTTTTTGGAAAGCACACCGACAAAGGTAACGTACTTTACCTTGCGACCGAAGCACCGCGGACGGTACGCGACCGCTTACAAGCGATAAAGCGATATCAAGAAACCGATTTGTCTAACTTCTATGTAGTACCCATGCCACTAAACTTTTATACCAATAGCGGAGATGTGGTGGACATTGTGAACCTGTGTAAAGAAATCGGGAACATTCGCCTTATTGTCGGTGATACACTCGCACGAATGAGCGCAGGGGCGAACGAGAATACCGGCGAGGACATGGGGCCAGTCATGGAGAAGTTTGACGCCGTAGCGCGCGAGACAGGCGCGTCTGTTCTTATTATACACCATAGCGGAAAGAATAAGGAGCGTGGTAGCCGAGGTTGGTCTGGTATGCCGGCCCATATTGACGCCGAAATAGAGATTACTAGCGACGAACAAGGACGAAAGACAGCGAAGGTCTCAAAGCAACGCGAGTTAGGAACCACCGGCATGGAAATACCGTTCAAGTTAATCTCCGTTGAAATGGGCATCGGCAAGTTTGGTAGTATGAAAACAAGCTGTATCGTAGAAGAGGACGACGAAGAGCGACAGGCAAAAAAATCCAGCAAGGTCGAAGAAAAGTACCGATACTTTGAGAACGCTTGGTATGCCATGGGGCAGAAAGTCATGGCAGGGAACCCGTTCCTTTCTCGGGCAAATCTCAAGATGCAACTAGTGAAAGACAACCCAGACAAAAAGGACAGGACACTCGAGAATGAGTTGACACCGAGCTACGCAAACAAGCTC